ACGGCGACGGCTACGGCTACGGCTACGGCTACGGCTACGGCTACGGCTACGGCTACGGCGACGGCGACGGCTACGGCGACGGCTACGGCGACGGCTACGGCTACGGCTACGGCGACGGCGACGGCGACGGCGGTATTTATTAGAGTTTAAAATTGCTGGATTGCTGGCCATTTAAACCAGCAGTCCAGCATCCAAACCCATCAAAATGAAGGACACCATTTATTCCATACTCGCCGCCTTAAACGACGGCACTACATCCGTTCAGCACCCAAAGTTCAGTACTGTGGGCGGCTGCATAGACGCCATTGTGCCGGTGCCCGGCTCCGATGACATCGCCTTTCAAATAACCTTTGAGAGGTGCGAGATACTCGCACAGCTTTACCGTGATGCCCTCATAAAAAGCTATGACGCCAACACCCGACAGGTGCTGATGGCCAGCGATGACGAACCCGCTGCTAAACTGCTGTACGAGGCTTATGGCGACCTAACAGACAGCTACAAAGCCCAATTCCATGATGACCTACTGAAAGCGGCGATAACCGCAGCATTGGTCATCTTGGATGCTGAAGAAGATGCTGAGGAGCTATTCAATCGCTTTTTCTTTGACTACACTTACATGGAAAAGATGGCCCTGCTTTGGCGGCTCAGTCAGCAGGCAACTAGCAATGACTATCACGTGAGCCAATCAGTTCAGCACATGCTGAACTACATGGACGGCTATACGCCCACCATGCCGATGACACTGGACATGCGGTACCGCTTGTTTGGTGTATGGCTTAAAAACAAACACGGCAGCCTGTTCAGTCTGTGCCGCCTGGTATCTGATAACCCAGCCACTTACACCTCCACGGTGGCATAAAACGACCCAGCATCATGGTTGACATCATCAAAATCGGATTTCCCATTGCCATTTTTATCACCTGTTCGGTGATGGCATTGCACAGCATATACCTTCATCAAAAAAGTCATCAAGAATCAGAATGACCACGAGCTTACTTACTGACACTTGCCGAGGCCAGCAATGGCCCGGCGTGTTGGTGGGGCTAAAAAACTATCAATCCCACGCACAGATGAGCGGTTTCATAACCCTTTCCAGAAAGTTTTTTAAGCACAGCTTTTGGGCTGAGAGGCGGGAGTTCAGCCTTGCAGAGGCTTGGCTGGACTTGCTACAGGCTGCACAGTGGCAGCCCTGCAAGCAGTTGGTGAAGGGCAAGCTATTGGAGGTGGGCCGTGGGGAGCTATTGGCAAGCCATCGCTACCTACAGGAAAGGTGGGGATGGAGGTCGCTCACCAAAGTGCAGTCGTTTATCAAGATGCTTTGCGATGAGGGAATGATAAGGTCGGAGTTTGAAGGCGTTACAAGTCGGATAAGTATCTGTAAATATGACAGTTACAACGTTTTGGAAGTCGGAGAAAAGTCAGACAAAGGTCAGTTGGAAGTCGGAGAAAAGTCGGAGAAAAGTCAGTTGGAAGTCAAAGACAATAATAATAACAAGATAAACAAGATAAACAAGATAAACAAAGAAACAACCCCTATGCCGCAAGCGGGGGGGTTCGATTTTGAAAAATTGGCAAGGAAGGTTGGCCGCACGTGCGCCAAGTTGATGACCGACGGCGAAGTGGGCACTAAGCTGCCCGCCGAAAAAAAACCGCTGCTTTTGAAGTGGCTGGGCTACCGCCACGAAAAGGGCAGCGCCATCACCACCACGGTGGAGCTGGCAGAGGTGCTGGGCACTTGGCTCGAAAAGGACAGCGCCATACTTGATGCAGCTATCTCAAAAAGCATCGGCGCCGGATGGAAAGTGCTGGTTTTCGATGCGCCAAAGCCCACCGACAAAAAACCTGTTTTTCCGAACTACTGGAAACCTGGCATCGAGGTGGAGCTGAACCTCACACCCGAACAAACCAACGAATACTACCGCCACCTCATCGGGCTACGGTGGTACAAAACGACGGAGGCTGGCAAGCCCTACTGGAACAGGCCCGCTAGTCAAGAGCCTAGGACCGGAGAAAGTTATTTTTCAACGATTGCAAAAACCTCTTCGATATGACAGAATTGCTACAAATCAGGCACAATACCACGTTTGTCATTGATGATAATGGCGAAAAAATAAGCCCTCAGTATGAACTTGTTTTTTTGGCTGCCCAAAAAGAATATGGCCTCAATATTTCGCCTAGTGGACAGCCCATGCTTAGCGAGTCATTCAAGATGCTGGAATTTAGGGGCGTAGCGTCTGAAAATAGGCTGGATGAAATGATTGAGACATTACAAACCATAAAGGCGAAGGCCAATAAACTTGCCCAAAAGATTATTGAATAAAACAAGAAACATGCAAGCACTGAACCACAACATAGGAACCGAAATATGCCACTCATGCAGCGGCACTGGCAAGGTCGCAGGAAAGACCTGCCAGGATTGCGGCGGCACTGGCCTTCAATACATCTACAAGACCCATGCACAGCGACATCATACAAGCCATCCAGCAGAACACCGAAGCGGTGAACCGCATGGCGCAAGCCTTTCAGCAGGTGGTGAATGACCTCGACCGCTACCGAAAGGGCTACAAAGAGCAAAAGCAGCGGGCCGAACGCCTGCAAGCCAGCTACACGACCCTGAAAGGTCACATGACCCGAAAAGAGAAGGAAAACAAGCGGCTGAGAAGCCAGATTAAATCAATCCAGTTTCAATTATGAAAAACATGAAACCCATACTTTTTTCCACGCCGATGGTGCAGGCCATTTTGGATGGAAGAAAGACGCAAACCCGTCAGGTAATTAAAAACCAAACTGCACTTAACATGCTTGCCCACAACATTAAGCAAGATGCTGTTTGTGATAGCTTTTCGCCATATCAGCTCGACGATGTGCTTTACGTACGGGAAACGTTTGCCCCAGTACCAAGTGGCCATGTGGACGGCATACAAACAGGCCCATTTATTTACCGTGCAGATAGAAATGATGATGGTGTTACAAAATGGTCAGCGGATTGGAAACCATCTGTCCACATGCCCAAAGCTGCAGCCCGCAGCTTCCTACGCATCACCGCCGTGAAAGTTGAGCGCCTCCAAGACATCACCGAAGCCGATGCCATCGCTGAGGGCGTGGAAAACATGCTACAGCACTTAGAATGTGGCGTTCCGATGTACTACAAATACGACGTCACCAAAAAGGAAGCAATGGAATTAGGAGGTCATTGGGCGCACGTTGCAAATGACGCTGTTCATTCTTTTGAATCCTTATGGAACAAAATCAACGGCCCCGAAAGCTGGGACGCCAACCCCTACGTTTTCGCCTACACCTTCGAGCGCTGCGAGCGCCCACAATCCGAAATCGTAAATCCGAAATCCGCAATCCTATGACCACCATAAACGGAATAGACCACCACGGCAAAGAATCGCCCTACCCCTTCACAGAGGACAGCCTGCAAACCGCTTGTGCGACCTATTTGAGGGCACAGTACCCAAAGGCCCTGTGGCTTCACTGCCCGAACGGGGGCAGCCGCAACCGTATCGAGGCGGCAAAGCTGAAAGGGATGGGAGTGCTGCCAGGAGCAAGCGACCTCATGATTTTCGAGCCTCGTAATTTCAAGGGATTGCGGCCATGCGGGCTTTTCATCGAACTGAAAACGAAGGGCGGCAAGCTACAGGATAGTCAAGAGAGCTTCATACAAGAAGTGCAGGTACGTGGCTACATGGCCGCCGTGGTTTGGAGCTTTGATGGCTTCAAGGCGCTGGTGGACGAATACCTGAACATGCCATGTACTTAGCCAAAATCTACAGCAAAGCACATCAGCTCGCATTCGTGGTGCTGGGGCATTGCAAGGACGCAAACGAGGTCATGCTGGAAATTGACCTCTTCACGCTGGACACTGGCATCAAGTTGCCAGCCAAGATTCAAACGGAAATAATTTCAAAGCAGCAATGGCAAAACATGGTCCTGCTAAAGTTCAGCCTACACCCTGCCGCCATTTTTCAATCGAAAACGGGCAGCTATGGGGATTGGTTGATTTTGGACGGGAACGATGAACTGCTGGATAAAATCAAAATCAAAGTTTTCAAAAAAGAGGAAAAATGAGCCAGTTGACCTACAGACTTTTTGACAAAGAAAAGCCCACGGCAAAGCAAATATGCTACCTGATTTGTGAGAACGAAAACGGTTACCTGTGGCAATCCATTGCTACCTATATCCCACCGCTGCAAGTTCCAGCAGATGATTTCTGCGACATGGAACTTTGGCACGAATCGGATTTCGACAAAGCCGAAGATGGCAATTGGTTCACGCCGCAAGGCTTTTACGAGGGCAGCTTATACAACGAAGAAACCCACTGGAAAATAACGGATAAGGTAGTGGCATGGGCACCTGTTTTTAGCAAGGAAGAAAAAACCGCAATCATCAAATCACTTCAACAATGACCGACCTACTCGAAAAATATACCGCCTTCCTAGAATCCAAAGCCGTCGCCGCCTTGCAGTCGGGCTTCGAGGTGAGCGTGGAGGAACTGAACCCCATCTTGTTCCCGCACCAAAAGGACGTGTGCCGCTGGGCCATCGCTGGCGGGTGCAGGGCCATCTTTGCCAGCTTTGGACTGGGCAAGACGGTGATGCAGATACAGGTCATCAAAACCATCCTCGACAGGGTGGACGCTGCCGAAGGCAACGAAGACAGCGCTGGCCTTATCATTTGCCCGCTGGGCGTTAAGGCGGAATTTGTGCGGGATGCCAAACAGTTTTTTGGCATTGATTTCCACTATGTGCGCACCGATGACGAAGTCAGCAAATACCCATTCCACCGCTATTTCATCACCAACTATGAGCGGGTGCGGGACGGCCAGCCTGACCCCAACCTCTTCACCGCTGTGAGCCTTGACGAAGCCAGCATCCTTCGCTCTTTTGGCTCAAAGACCTACCAAGAGTTTTTGCCATTGTTCCATGACGTGCCGTACCGTTTCGTATGTACGGCAACGCCAGCGCCAAACCGTTTTAAGGAGCTGATTCATTATGCGGGCTTTTTGGGGATTATGGACACGGGGCAAGCCCTTACCAGGTTCTTTAAGCGAAACAGCCAAAAGGCGGGCGAGCTGACCATCCACCCGCACAAGGAGCGGGAGTTCTGGCTATGGGTAAGCACCTGGGCCACCTTCCTGACCAAGCCATCCGATTTGGGCTACTCCGATGAGGGCTATGACCTGCCGCCGCTGAACTTGATAGAGCACCGCCTACCCGTTGACCATACCAGCGCCGGGGTGGACAGTTGGGGCACGGTGCGGATGTTCCGGGAAGCATCGGGCAGCATTCAGTATGCCGCACGGGAAAAACGGGACAGCCTCGACAGCCGCATCCAGCGGATGCTGGAAATCATCGCCACCGACCCTGATGGCCACTGGCTTATCTGGCACGACCTCGAAGACGAACGCCGTGCCATCGAGCAGGCCCTGCCCGGTGCGGTGACGGCCTACGGTTCGCAAGACCTTGACGAACGGGAGAGCGCCATCGCAGCGTTTTCCGAAGGTCGCATCAACATACTGGCCACCAAGCCTGTGATAGCGGGCAGTGGCTGCAATTTTCAGCGGCACTGCCACCGGGCCATCTACCTTGGAGTGGGCTACAAATTCAACGACTTCATCCAGTCCGTACACCGCATCCAGCGCTTTCTGCAAAGCAAGCCCGTGGACATCCACCTGATTTTCACGGAGAGCGAAGACAACGTCTATGCTACCCTTATGCAGAAATGGGCACAGCACAAAGTGTTGGTGCAGAACATGACGGACATCATCAAAACCTACGGATTGACCGACAACATGAAACAGGAAATGAAACGCAGCCTTGGCCTACAGCGCCAAGTCATCACCGGAAAGCATTTCACGGCGGCGAACAACGACAACGTGCTCGAAACCGCCGACATGCCCGATAACAGCGTGGGCCTCATCGTCACCAGCTGGCCGTTCGGGAACCATTACGAGTACAGCGCATCGTTCAACGATTTCGGGCACAACGAAGACGATGACCGCTTTTTCGAGCAAATGGACTACTTAACCCCGAACGAGCTGCGCATCCTCAAACCCGGCCGCATGTACTGCCTGCATGTGAAGGATAGGCTGCTGTATGGCAGCGTGACCGGGCTGGGCATGTACAGCGTCAATCCGTTCAGCGATAAATGCGTGGCGCACATGATCAGGCACGGCTTTATTTACGAGGGCCGCATCACCATCGACACCGACGTGGTAAGGGAGAACGCACAGACCTACCGACTGGGCTACACCGAGCAGTGCAAGGACGGCTCGAAGATGGGCGTAGGTTCGCCCGAATACATCCTGCTGTTCCGCAAGCTGCCCACCGAACTTACCAACGCCTATGCCGATGAGCCTGTGGTGAAAGAGAAAAGCGATTACAGCCGTTGCCGTTGGCAATTGGATGCCAGCAGCATCTGGCGCTCGAATGGCAACAGCTTTTTGACCCCTGAAAAGGTGCAGAGCTTGGAGCCTGCCGCCCTAAAGTCCATCTGGAAGAAATTCGCTGAAAACAGCATCTATGACTATGAACAGCACGTGCAGGTATTGGAGGCACGGGAAGAGAAGGGGCTAGTGCCCAGCGGCTTCATGCTGCTGCAACCGCATTGCCAAAGCAAAGACTGGATTTGGGAAGACGTGGCTAGGATGCGGACGTTGAACACGGTGCAGGTGAGCGCAAAGAAGGAGATGCACATTTGCCCGCTCCAGTTCGACGTGGTGGAACGGCTCATCCGCCGCTTTTCGAACGATGGCGATTTGGTATATGACCCGTTCGGCGGCTTGATGACCGTGCCCTATTGCGCCGTGAAGCTGGGCAGGCGGGGATATGGCTGCGAACTTAACCCCGAATACTGGGCGGATGGTGTTTACCACTTGCGGGCGCTAGAGAGCAAGATGGATGTGCCTACGCTGTTCGATTTGGTGGAGGCGGAGCTGGAAATGGTTGATTCACTTTAAAATGAAATGACATGAAACTAACCGCACATCCATCCGGCAGCCGCTTCGCAAAGCGCATCAAAGTGAACATCGAAGGCTCGAATGTGGCCACCGTGACCTGTGACGGCACGGTGCAGTTTTCCGAGCATTACGAGTTTAGCGCTACGCAATTGGAAGCCATTTTAGCCATTGCAAAGTACTTCAACCTGTTTTACAACAATATACCACAAGCAGCAGCCGATGAAAACCAACAATAACTACCACCCCCGCCCGCCGATGGGCGACTGGATTGCCTTGGCATTCTGGGGGTTTTTGACCATCGCTTGTTTTGTGAAAGCCATAAAATACCTAACGCAATGACACAGCCACATCCATTTGAGGGCATGGTCATCATACCTGCCCAGCAGCTCGCCGACATCGTGGCGGTAATGACCGCCAAGGCGGTGCGTGAGGAGCTGGACAGGCGGGAAGCATCCGCCGTCACCAACCCCGCCGCCGAACTGCCCGATGAAGTGCCCGCCAAGCAGGCGGCCAAGGTTTGCGGCTATGCCACCCAAAAGAGCCTTGTGAAGTGGCACGGCAAGCACCTGACGCCTATCCGAAATGGGAAAAGGCTGTTTTACGGAAAAAAAGAAGTGCTGAAATTGAAAAGCCTGCTTTTCAACCAGCTATGAAAATGCCTAAGTCCCGGCGGCTTGGTAGTCGGGGCATTATTTTTTTATGACAAAGTGAAAAAGCATGAGACTTGCCCGCCGTTTGGCGGGCAAGGGTTTTTTCAGAATAACTTTTCTATGAAATTCGCCAGCGTATGTTCGGGCATAGAAGCGGCCAGCATGGCATGGGAGCCGTTGGGCTGGCAGCCTGTATGGTTCAGCGAGGTGGCGCCGTTCCCATCGGCTGATGGGCTTCCCAGATGACCATACCAAAGTGCCGTACCGTGGCAAGCCCGCTGAGCTATGCCCCGATGGCCCCCGATACCAAGCCTGTGGCAACAGCATTGCCGTGCCGCTGCTCCGATGGATAGGCAAGCGGATGGCGATGGTGGATGCCATCGTAAATCCAAAATCGTAAATCTCAAATCATAATCCACATGCACATGCACACCACACACACAGACCTTGGCCCGCTGGACAGATTCACCGAACGCTGGCGCTCGCATAGGCCAGACAAAAAAGCCGGGCCAAATGAGGCCCAACAGCTCCGAAAGGTGCAAACAGGCTTCAGCATCACCTGCGGGATGTTGTACAAATACAACTTCACCGTTGGCGAAACAATCAGGGCAGGCGAAGACAATTGCCGTTTAATAGCAAAGCTCCATGCGTATGGCCTATTGGCCATAGAGCGTGGAAAAATACATGCCAGCGAGGCTGGGCTGGAACTGTTGAAAAAACATCCTTTGAAGCGATGAAAGTAAAACTGAAAAGCAAGCACGAGCTGCAAGCCGTGTACCTGGTCGTGGCCAATATGGCCATGAAGCTGGCAGAAGAGGCGACACGCCCAACCAAGCCCGGCGAACGGGAACACGTGCGCATGGCATGTAGGTTGGTGGCCTTGGAACTGCACAAGCAGGCGCTGAACATCGCCATGAAGCTGGCCATGCCCAGCGATAGCTACACCCTTCGCATCAATGCCCACGGCGGGCTTGCCCTGCTTTCCGCTTGGTACGCCGTGGACGTGACCGAAATCAATGACCCGCTGGCCTTTTGCCTTATGTCCGAAATAATGGACAATTTGCAGAAGGCGTATGGCTCGCAATCGCAAATCTGAAATCGTAAATCCGAAATCCAATATGCCCAGCTTCAACAACACCCGTACCACCCTGGCCCACGAGCGCCGCAAGTCGGAGGCCGCCGCCGCAAGGCCCGCCGAAGACTTCAGCTTCCTGAACAGCGGGGCATGGCGGGGATTGACTAAGGTTTACCTACGTGCGCACCCCGTTTGCGAATGCTGCAAAGCTGCTGGCCGTGTGCCCCTGCCGCCATCCACGGAGACTGACCACATGATAGGCCGTGAACAGGGCGGAGCCTTGCTCGACTGGGCCAACCTGTTGGCACTTTGCAAGTCGTGCCACAGCACCAAGACCCGCATCGAGGTGGCGGGGCCGATGTGCCAGGTAGTGGACACGGGCAGCGGGTTTGTGCCAATCATGGGGGGCAAATCGGTTATAATTGAAAAAATAAATCGGTACAAATGAAGATGGCAACTTTTTTCGACAATATACCCCGCATTAATATGCGGGAAAGCATCGCCCTCACCGTGCAGAGCCTACAAGCTTACGGCGAGAAATACGAAAACTGGGCCATCGCTTGGAGCGGCGGCAAGGACAGCACGGCAACTGTCACGCTCATCATGTACCTCATCGAAAGCGGGCAAGTGCCAGCGCCAAAGAGCCTACGGGTATTCTATGCCGATACCCGCATGGAACTACTGCCGCTTTATGTCAGCGCCGCCGATGTGATGGACGGATTGGCCGAGCGGGGCATCGAAGTGGTAAAGGTGATGGCACCGATGGAAAAGCGTTTCCTGCCCTATATCCTTGGCCGTGGCGTTCCACCACCAAACAACAACACTTTTCGATGGTGTACCCGCCAAATCAAGGTTGATCCCATGAAAGATGTTTTGCAGGAAGAGTTTAAACGATTGGGCAAAAAGTTTTTGACCATCACAGGTGTAAGGCAAGGCGAGAGCGCCATCCGTGACAGCCGCATCGTGATGAGTTGCTCAAAGGACGGCGCTGAATGTGGCCAAGGCTGGTACCAGCAGACGATGCCCGAACATGCTACCGATACCCTTGCGCCGCTGCTGCACTGGCGGGTTTGCCACATTTGGGAATGGCTGAAACACTGGGCACCACAAGCTGAATTTGGGGACTGGGACACGGCGCTCATCGCCGATGCCTACGGTGGCAGCGAAGCAGAGGAAATCAACGCCCGCACGGGCTGTGTATGCTGCCCGCTGGCCCAGCGTGACAGTGCGCTAGATGCGGTTATCAAGCAGCCTAAATGGGCCTACCTTGCCCCGCTAAAGGAATTGCGCAGCGTATATGATGCCCTGCGTTTGCCCCAAAACCGCCACCGACAAACGGGCGAGCAGCGCCGCAAGGATGGCAGCATCCCAAAGAACCCCAACCGCATGGGTGCGCTGACGATGGAGGCGAGGATGTGGGCATTTGCGCAGATTGAAGACATACAAGGCCGCATTAACATTGCCGCCAATAAATTCAATCGGCCACTGGTGGACATCATCAACGCCGAAGAAATTGACTACATAGAAACCTGCTGGCGCAATAAGCTCTACCCAAACGGCTGGACGGGCAACGAGCCTACAGCTGATTTGCCATACGTGCAATTATACCAAGATGGCAGCTTTCAGCCGTTGCTCTTTGAAAATGATTTTGTAACTCAAACCACCACACAATGAAACGCACAACCTACGAAGACAAAGCCACCAAGGGCACGGCCACGCTGGAAAAGAACAAGGCCGCCGTGCTGTACACCACGCACGACATGCCAAAGCCTCAGCTAAAGCTGACCAAGGCGGGCACGAAGATATTTAAGGGCATCTGTGAGCACCTAATCCAGCACAACACGCTGTGCAAGGTGGATGCCTACTATATCACCGTGGCGGCTCATCAGTACGGCATTTATCATGCTATGAGCGAAAAGATAGATGAAATGGAAGCAGAGAATCCGGGCACTGGCATGTTTGTCACCTACCCTACCGGGGCCGTGCAGCAAAGCCCTTGGATGAACACCATGAATAAGGCCTTCGACAATTTCGAGAAGGCTTGCCGAAACCTTGGCCTACAGGTGAAGGCCCGTGACCCGCTGCTGGCTTTCTCCAAAAAGGCCAGCACGGATGATGACCCGAATGATGAGTTTGGATTGAATGATATGGCTAGGAAAATTAAAAAGAATTGATTTATGTGGAGAGATTCAATAAAATACAAGCCTAGTATAGGTGATTCAATTTTAGTAAAAACAACATCAGGGCAGGTTTTTTATGCGGTTTACAGCAATGAAGATGAGTTTGATGTTCACAGGCCAAATAATAAAACGGAAAGCCGTTTATCATGGTACAAATATTCAAGCCGAACCATTATAAAATGGCGATATTTTACAAGCAATTGACCGTATAAATGACCCAACCCACTGAACATCCCTTATACTACTTCGACGAACAAGCTGCCGAGCGGCCCTGCCTGTTCATCGAAAAGTATTGCAGGCATGTGGAGGGGGTGAAGCAAAAGGAGCGCATCGAGCTGTTCCCGTTTTGGCGGGATACCATCCGGGATATTTTCGGCTGGAAACGGGCTGAAGGATGCTGGACTAATACCCCGCTCAAAAGTGGGCGGGTGATGCAAGTTGAAATAACGGGAGCCTTCATCAATGCCCGAACAGGTGACGCCGTGCCGTGGCTGCGAAAGGGGAACACGGTGCAGCTTTTCCACGGCGACTATGCCGATGTGCTGGAACTTACCAAGGACTACCAAGACGGTGACACGGTGCTTCATGTGCGGGGCGAAATGAGCGAAGACCTGGAGGCGGGCCAGCCGTTGGTGCTGGACAATTTCCGGCGCTACACCCATATCTGGCTGGAGATACCAAAGAAGCAGGCGAAGTCCATCATCATGTCGGCGCTGAGCCTGTACATGACCGGGGCAGATGGCGAGAAGGGCGCACAGGTGCGGGTGGTGGCGGCTGACAAGTACCAGGCCCGCATCATCTTTGATGCTGGCCGCAAGATGGTTGAGTTTGACAAAACATTGTCTAAGTCGTTCCACGTGCTAAAGGACAGCATCACCCACAAGGCCACGAACAGCTACTGCATTGTATTGAGCAGCGACGTGGAGAGCAAGCACGGCCCAAACATCTCCACGCTGTTCATTGATGAGATGCATGCGCAATCGAACCGGGACCTTTACGATACGCTGGAAAAGGGAACGGCGGCACGGGATCAGCCTTTGGTGTTCATCACCACGACGGCGGGCTACAAATACACCTTTGCCCACGATATGAGCTTGGAGGCAAGGGACATCTTGGAAGGGCGGGTGCAGTCGGGCCACTGGTACGTGCGGATGTTCGGGATGAGCGAAGAGCGGGCGATGAAAGAATGGGACACCGAGGCGGCATGGCGGGAAGTGAACCCAGGCTATGGCATCACGGTGGGCAAGAACTACTACATGCGCAAGGTAGAAGACTGCAAACGAAGCCCTGCAGAAGTGGCGGCATTTTGGCGGCTTCACCTGAACGTTTGGACGGGCAGCGACAAAAGCTGGGAGGTGGTGCCCTACTGGAACAACAGCGACCATGGCAAAGTACCAGAGGAAGAGCTGCACGGGCGGGAATGCTACTGTGGCATCGACTTCGCCCCGAAAAGGGACACCAGCGCCGTGGTGTACCTTTTTCCGCCAAAGGACGCAGGGAACAAGGGGCCGGACGGCAAATGGATTGTGCTTATGCGCAACTACATCCCAGCGGACACCTTGCAGGAACGCAAGAAACAGGAAAATGACCAATGGGACGTGTGGGTTCGCACCGGCTTGGCCATCACCACACCGGGCAACGTGACTGACTTCGACAAGATAGCGGATGATGTGGTAGCGGATGCGAAAAAGTTCGTCATCCTGAAAATAGGGGCCGACCCCTACCGGGCCACGCAGCCGATACTGAAGATGCAAGAGGCGGGCCTGCCCGCTGAGGAATACCCCAACACCTTACCTAAACTAAGTCCTGCAATGGAGACCGTGGAACGGCTCATCATCGCAGGGGACATCAATCACCAGGGCAACCCGCTACTGGCTTGGATGGCCGGAAACGTGGTAGTTTTCGAAGATGCCAAGCAGAACAGGATGCCCAACAAAAAGAACTCAAAAGCCCGCATCGACGGTATTCTCGGTTTGATCATGGCGATGGGATTGGCCACGGCTGGGACTGAAAGGCCACAAAGGTCGATTTACGAGAATGAGGAGCTGTGGGTGGAGGGGGATAATTGAAAAGCAATGTCAATCATCAAAAAAATGTACTCTAAAATTGATTTTTGGAATGGCTTATTTAAACCGCTGTTAATGTGCGGGGCACTTGCACTTAGTGCTAAGGTGTTTTCATTTGAAATCATGGTAATGGGTGCATTCGCTATCTTGCTACTAAAAAAAAATGCCTGACACCAAACTCGACATCCGTGGCTTTCTCATCCCAGTGGAAACGCTGGCAGAGGAGCTGGCGGCACAGGGTTACGTCCTAGTGCCAGCGGAGCGCATGGCCTTGGCCAGCATGTCGGGTTACGTTAAACGGTACCATGATTTGATGACCACCACGCAGACCTACTCAGCGGCGTGGGAGACGGTGGAATGGGAGTTTCAGGCAACGTTCGGCTGCAAGCGGTTCGATAGCTGGGATTCTTTTCGAAACTCCACGGCGGTGAAAAAGGTGATGGGGCAAAAAGAATAAAATGCAGTGGTGGTTTAACAAACGGAACAATGTTCCGAAGCCCTACGCCACTTCGCCCGCACATTTGCCTGAAAATAAATCAGGCGGATGCAGTTATTTGGACTTGACATAAAGCGAAGCAACCCGGCAGCATCTGCCCGGAGCGTTCGCAGCATTGAAAATCCAAGCACCAGCCTAAGCAATCCAGACGCCTGGCTATATGACGCCTTTGGGAGCAGTTCCAATGGCGTTTCTGTTTCTGCCAAGTCGGTGCTGGGCATCCCAGCCTATGCCGCCGCCGTTGGCCGCCGTGCCCGTACCATTGGCAGCCTGAGCTGCAAGGTCTTCAAAAAGACCGAACTGGGCACGGAGCCGGACTATGAGCACCCGCTCTACAACCTGCTGAACAGGCAGCCACATCCCCTATACAATTCCTTTATTTTTTTCCAGACGTTGGTCACGAACCTCGACACACGGGGCGTGGCCTATGCCCGCATCATCCGCAACCGTGGAACGGGAGAAGTGAGTCAGTTGGAACTGGTGGAGCCTGCCAATGTGGTGGACTTGCAAAAAACGGGCAGCGGCAACTACTTCTACATCGTGAACACGACCGACACGATGGGCCGCACGGAGCGGAAAACGGTGGCGCTGGGCGATATGGTGGTGCTCAAGGGCCTCACATTCGATGGCTTCACGGCATTGAACCCGGTGCAGCAGCACAAAGCGACGTTCAGCGGTGGGCTATCCTCAAAGGAATACGTGAGCAAGTTCTATGAGAACGGCGCTCATATAAACTATGCGGTGGAGGTGCCATTTGAAATGTCGCCGACGGCAAAGAGCAATTTCGAGAGCACATGGCAGAAACTGTTCAGCGGCATCCGCAATGCTTTCCGCAAGCCGTTCATCCTGGACAAGGGCGCAAAGCTGCACCCGCTCAAGATGACACCTGCCGATGCCCAAATGACCGAAAGCAACCGGGCGAACGTGGAAGATATGGCCCGCATTGCCGATGTGCCCGCCCACATGGTGGGAGCGGGCGAAAACATGACATTCAGTAGCGTGGAGGTGATGGTAACGGATTTTGTGCAATACAGCCTCCGCAATACCATTCGACAATTGGAGATGGAACTGGAAAACAAGTGCCTTAGCCGTGCCGAAAGGGATGGCCGTACGCATGAAATCCATTTCAACCTCGACAGCTTGCTTCAAGGGGACATCAAGACCCGCACAGAAAAGGGCATCAACGAAATCAAGTGGGGATTGATTACGGTGAACGAATACCGGCGCCTGAACGGATACAACGAGATTCAGGGCGGTGATGTGCTGTTCAACCCCATCAACATGTTTGTGACCAAGGAAGGCGAAACGCCTGTTAACCCTGCTTTCGAGCAACAACCGACGCAACAATGAGCAAGGAAAAGCAATATACGGGCGGCCCTGAGCGCCGTGCATTCACTGGCAAGGTAGAACGCCGTGCAGCCGATGCGGACGGCTTCGACTTTGAGGGACTGGCCAGCCGTGTGGGCACTGAGTACACCATGTACGAGGATGAAACGGAGATATGGACAGAGGAAATCGCACCGGGCGCTTTTGACGATGTTCTGGGCGATGATGTGCGCATCCTCATCAACCACAAGGATAGCGCAATCCTTGGCCGTACAAAGAGCGGCACGGCCAAGGTATGGGTGGACGCTGATGGGCTTCGCTATGCATGGAAAAACCCCACCGAAATCACCTATGCCGCCGACTTGGCCGTGAGCATCAACCGGGGCGACATTGACCAGAGCAGTTTTGGATTTCGCACGTCATGGCGCAACAACAAATGGGAGGAGATACCCCTGCCCGATGGCAAGCGCAAGTACAAGCGTACCATCATGAAGTTCGATGAGCTTTTCGACGCTTCGCCCGTGACCTACCCTGCCAACCCCGATACGGCGGTGGGCGCAAGGGATTTCGAGACGGCGCTGAAGGAGTGGAAAGAACAAAGGAGCAACCAACGCCCGCCCGCCGATGAGGGGGGATGGGAAGTGGATATTTATTTGAAAATGGCAGACTTGGACGCCAAACGTGCAATGATGCTTTAACTTTAAAATTGAGCTAAGATGAGCAACATCATTCAGGACATCGCCGACGCTAAACAAAAGCGGAAAAAGGTCCATGAAGACCAAAGGGCGATTACAAACACTGCACGCAAGGAACAACGTGCATTGACTGCCGATGAGGAAACTGCCTATGAAAAGGCCGAATCCGATTTTAAGATTTACGATGACGAGGTGCGCCGCCTCGAAACCCTGAAAGAACGGGAAGAGCGCATGGCACTCGAACAGCACGAAGAGCGTGGCGGTGGCCGTGCCCCTGGCGATGACGAAGACGAAATCCAAGAGTCCGAAACCCGTGCCCAAACGAAGGCCCGCCAAAAGGAGGAACTTCGCTATGAAAAGGCTTTCCGCAAGTACCTGCGCTATGGCATGGAAGCCTTGGAAAAGGAGGAACGTGCCACTTTGCGCATGCGCTATGACGCTGGCAAGGACGGCAAAGGCGAAATCAGGGCCGCACAGACGGTGACCACCACGGGCGGCGGCTATGCCATCCCACAGGGCTTTGCAGGTCGGGTGGAAGAAATCATGAAGTATTTCGGGCCGATGGTGGACGGCGGCGTGACGGGCGAGCTTCGCACGACATCCGGCAACAACATCCCCTACCCTACCCTCGACGGCACTGGCACCAAGGGCCGCCTTTTGGCCATCAACACGGCGGTGACGGAAACGGCCCTGACCTTTGGCAAGGTTGACTTGGACGCCTACAAGTTCAGCTCCGACCTCATCACAGTTCCCTACGAACTGCTTGAAGATGAGGACGTGAACCTTGAAGCGCTGCTGGACAACCAGCTTGCAGAGCGACTTGGCCGCATCATGAACGAATCATTCACCACTGGCACGGGCAGCAGCCAGCCGAACGGCGTGGTGACTGCGAGCGCACTTGGCAAGACCACCGCTTCTGCAACTGCATTCACCCGCCCTGAAATCATTGACCTTATCCACAGCATCGACAAGGCTTATCGGATGAACCCGAAGAGCGGCCTGATGATGCACGACCTCATTTTTGCGGCCATCCGAAAATTGGCATTGGGTTCTGGCGATGCCACGCCGCTGTACCAAATCAGCGCAATTGCTGGGCAGAGCGACAAGATTGAGGGCTTGCCAGTCTTCATCAACAACGACATGAGCAGCGCCGTGACCACTGGCCTGAAAATCATGCTTTGCGGTGATTTCTCGAAGTTCCTTGTGCGCAAGGTGAACGGCGTTCGCATGTTCCGCTTGACGGAGCGCTACGCCGACAACGACCAAGTGGGCTTTTTCGGCTTCATGCGGGCAGACTCCGACCTGATTGCTGCGAACAGCATCAAGCACATGATTACGGCCTAATCGCTGGCCTGACGATTTAGAGATTATAAATGCCGTTTAAACGGGTGGGGCTACGGCCCTGCCCGTTTCTTCAAATTCTGAACTTATGAAACTGAGAGCATTGACAGGAATGGCGGGCGCAACGGTGATTCAAGCGGGCGAAGTGTTTGAGGCCAGCACCGAAGAGGGAAACCGGCTCATTGAGGCGGGCTACGCCGAAGCGGTAACCACGAAGCCATCCGACGCCAAAGAAACCACATCCAGCAAACCCGCTGCCAACAGGGAAACCCGTGGCGGCACAAACGATTAAGCGATGCCAGCATTTGATGCAGACAACCATTTTTTTAAGCCAGTTGAGTCTGACAACTTGAGCCTGGGCCAAAACGGGGCCACAGTGGAAACTGGCACGACGGCGGTCACGGGCAGCTTTTTTGCTATCCAGTGCATTGCCGACACCGTTTTTTCATCGCTGACCGGCAACTATGACGGCGACACGTTGGCAGGTTCGACCCTTACCAGCGGGACTATCATTTTTGGCCGATTTTCGGCATTTACGCTTACCAGCGGCAAAGTGATTGCCTACAAATACGCAGACGCCTAATGTTCGGAGACTTGAAAAGCGAATACCACACCGTTTACCGTCGCAAAATCGTGACGGCGGCGGCAAGCCCAGCAGTGACCACTGCCGAGGCTAAGACGTGGTGCGCTATTTCGAGCAGCTCCCATGATACGCTGATTGCCAACCTGGTGAAGGCGGCCACAAACAAAATCGAAACGGATTTCGACTGTGCGCTGATTACACAGACGTGGGACGTGAAGGCTGACCGCTTCCCGACCAAATGCTGGGAAAACGAAGATGCGGCAATCGTGCCCGTCATCTACCCGGTGCAGAGCATCACCCACATCAAGTACACCAACACTGCGGGCACGGCGAATACCACGCTTGCCGATACGGTGTACCAATTGGAAAACGATTTCGGGCAGCCTGCCCGCATTCTTTTGAAATACGACCAGCTATGGCCAGACGTGCAGGACACCTTTAATGCGGTGACGGTGCGGCTGGTTTGCGGCTATGGGGCCACAAGTGCCGACGTGCCGGAGGCTGTGCGCACGGCTATCCTGCTGATGGTGAAATACTGGTACGACAATCCAGAAGATAATTACCTGAAAGGGGCAACATGGGAACGCAGTGCAAAGGCGCTGCTAAACAACCATTTTCAATGGGGACTTTGAAAACCAGCACCAACAGCCTACGCCTCGACAGGGAAATCACCATCGAGCAGTACAGTGCCACGCTGGACGATTTCGGCGGCGAGGTGCTGACCTGGACGACCTTGGCGGCTCGCTGGGCATCGGTGGAATGGCCAGCGGCCCACAGCGGCGAAGGGCAGGAAGCGCAACAGCAGACGGCCACAGAAAGCATCGACATCACCATCCGCTATGAGGCGGCTCCGACCGTGGAACCCAAAATGCGGGTGTTCTTTGATTCAAAATATTACGACATCATCACGGTGCAGAAGGTGGGCCGTCAGCGGTTCATCGTTATGCGCTGCGAGTATAAGGATTGAGGCATGGCACTGATTGACCAAGAAATAGAGCGGGCATTGGCAAAGCTGAAACACTTGGTAAAGACGGTGGACGATGCCGAAACCCGTGAAAAGATATTGAGGCCCGCCGCCGAAATCCTGCAAAGGGCGGCGGCGGCCAACGTCAAGAACGCCACCAAGACTGTAAAAAGATACAGTACGGGCAAGTTTTCAAAGAAACTGCGAGCGCCAAAAGGAAAGGGAAAGGTGGTGGCTACCTATGAGCCTGGCAACCTCAAACTATCCATGCAGGTGCTAAAGTTCAAGCGATCGAAGGCGCTGTTCGTGGGTGCGAAGGTGAGCAAGCGGACGCCGAGCGGCACGTTCGGCAAGGGCAGTCGGGCGGATGGGTGGTATGCCCACTTCATCGAGTTTGGTACCAAGCGGGCGAAGGCCCGGCCCTTCATGCGGCCAGCGGTACATGCCACGGAGCGGGCGGTGAAACAACGAATCAAATATGGCCTAGAGACGGAGGTGAAACGCTGGGCCATCAAGAACACCAAGCAATGAACGTACTGAAAGCACTTAGAAAGGTAATTGTTGAAAACGTGCCCGTTGAAGATGTCATTGGGCAAAAGTGCTATTCGGGAATTGCCCCGCAAAAGGCGCAAGTGCCCTTTGTTGTTTTGAGCATCGTAAACGTTGACCCGACCGACACGAAGAGCGGGGTTAGTACAACGGATGTTTTCAGGATTCAGGTTGACAGCTACGCAGCAACTTACGATGCCTGCCAGGACCTTGACAAGAAGGTGCGCACGGCGATTGACAAATATATGGACAATGTGAGCTTTGGCGATGAGCGCATCTACATAGACGGTGTGCGCTACCTGACCTCACAGGACACATACGAAGAAGAGCCGAACGAGTTTAGGCGCATTTCAGACTATATCGTGCGGATAAAAGAATCATAAGGCCATGACAATCAAGCTATTAAAGGACTGCCCACACTACGGGGCGAAATGGACAAAAGGCCGCATCATCCAAGACGTGTACCCGCCCGATGGCAGGCGCATGGTGGATGATGGCGAGGCTGAAGAGTACAGCGCCAACGTGTTGGTGCAAAAAGCTGCAAAGGCGGCAAAGCACGAAACACCTGCCACCAAGCCCACAGAATAACCACCAAAGAACCTAACTCATTTTTTTCATCATTAAAAACTATACGCCATGCCTGTAACCGGGAAAATAAACACCACGCTGCTGGCCATCTACACTGGCAGCGGTGCTGGCACCAAAATCACCCATCTGAACGACTGTAGCCTGACAGTCAACCATAGCCCACGCAACGTATCAACCAAGGACAGCGCTGGCTGGGAAGAGTTCTTGGAAGGTATGCGCTCTTGGGAAATGTCAGCGTCTGGGATGTTATCCTGGGACGCTACAAATGCGCCGGATGACCTCTTCACCGCTAACATCGCCACGAGGACGGCGGTAACGCTTCTTTTTACCACTGCCACGACTGGGGACATTGTTTTCAGCGGCAGTGCATGGGTGACAAACATCGAAATGTCAAGCCCAGGCCAGGAAGAGACGGCCACGTTTTCGGCCAGTTTCCAAGGAACGGGCGCTTGTACCAAAGGCACCGTTTCGTAACAATTCCACGAATCGAAGGAGGCATGGCGGCGGGAGGGCCGCCTGCCTTTTTTTCCATTTCACGAACATCAATTAGTCAGCAAATGAAAAAGACGATATTTTTTGGAGGGCAGGAAAGGCCGGTGAATTACGGCACTTTGTTCCTGTTCAACTACCAAGAAAAGTACAACCAAAGCCCGCTTGGCAAGATCAACGAGATACTGGCCAAGCTGCCCACCATCCAAGCCAATCAAGACGATAACATCGACGCATCCATTTTGACCATGCTGGATTTCCCCTACATGGTCAATTTGCTCATCGTGGCACTGGAGAGCGGGCAGGAAGAGCGGGGCGAAGTGGTGGAGAAGTTCACGAAGGCGCAAGTGTGCGAATGGGTGGACGAGGCTGGCGGGATGCAGTTCCTGCTGGAGGTGCTGATGGGCGTGTTTGCGGCCCTGCCACAAGGCAAGCCGGAACAAAACCGAAGCGCTGGCGTGCCCGCAAAAAAAAAGAACCAGCGACCGAGCTGATTGACTTCGACGAGCTGCAAGTCATGGCCGGGATGGCCGGAATGAGTGAATCGGAGTTTTGGGGCTGCAGCCTTCGCTACCTGTACAACCGACTTGAAGGCCACCGCAAGGGCTTTGAGATGCAGATGCAGGTGCAATATGAGGTGGCAAGGTATGGGGCGATGTTGGCGCTCCTGCCCAACGTGAAAAAGGGCAAGGAAATGAAGCCCACCGACCTTGGAAAGTTCCGATGGGAACTTAGCGAAAAGGAACTGGCCGAACTTGAAAAAGAGCAAGCGCCCACCGACCCGGCGGCATTGGCGGCCATGCAGGAGAAGGTTTTCAAGGCCATTGAGGAAGGCAAAATCAAATGGGAGCCAGTAGGTTTGAACGAAATCAAATAAGAGCGAATGACCTTAGCAGATTTGAACGTACGAGTCGGTTTTCTGAACGACCTTAAAAAGGGCCTTGGCGGTATCGAAAGAGACCTGCGCCGGGCCTCTCGCAATTTTGCGCAGGCTGGCAACGAGATTGCCATGAGCCTGAGCTTGCCCCTTGGGGCCTTTGCGGTGAAGGCGGTGCAGACCTCCGCTGAAATGGAGAGCCTAAAGCTAGCCATGCGTACCACGTTCCAAGATGCAGGGCGAAGCATTGCGGATGCCGACAAGGAACTGGAGGCGCTGAGGAAGTCGGCAATGGCACCGGGGCTTGAATTTGAAGGGGCGGTTAAAGGCTCCATTGCTTTGCAAAATGTGGGCTACAGTGCGGAACAAAGCCGCAAGATAGTTGAACAGCTCGCCAATACCATAAGCATGTCAGGCGGTGACCCTGAAAGCATGAACCGTGTCATAAAGCAATTCACGCAGATGAGCGCAAAGGGGCGCATCCTGCAAGAAGATTTGGGCATTTTGGTTGAAAACATGCCAGCGCTTAGCAAGATAATGAAGGACACCTTTGGCACTGCCAACGCAGAGCAGCTAAGGGACATGGGCGTGAGCGCCGATGAGTTCATCCAAAAGACCATCATGGCAATGGAGAAGCTGCCACGTGTTTCTGGCGGCCTAGCCAACAGCATCACCAACATGGGGCAGGCGGTGAAGACTTTTCTTGCAACCATCGGCGATGACCTGGCCGAAACCTTCGACCTAAAGAATAAATTCGATGAACTTGGCGGCTGGCTGCAAGGCGTGGCGGCTTGGTTCAAAGGTTTGTCCGCTTCTACCAAGGAATGGATTTTGTATGTTGGGGCGGCTGTGATTGCGTTGGGGCCGCTTTTGAAGTTGATGGCGGGCATCGGTAGTGTTGCGGGCATGGTGATTACGTTCATGGGCAACATTGTTGGCATGTTAAAAGGCGTGGCAGGGGCTGCAATGTCCGCTGCAAAAGCATTTCAGGCGATGAGCATGGCTCAAAAAGCGACATTGGCAGGGCTAGGCATTGCCATTTTGGTGGCAGCGGCCACTTTATGGAGCAAATACTCCGACAGTGTGGATGCAGCCACACAAAGCGAGCAGCGGGTTAAAAAAGCCATTTCGGACACACAGACTGAAATAGCAAAAGAACAGATCCAGGCAAACATCCTTTTTGAGACGCTGAAGGATTTGAGCAAAGGGACGGATGAGCGTTCAGCGGCATTGGATACCCTCAAAAGCAAATACCCGACCTACTTGGAAGGGATGAAACTGGAAGAGCTTTCGCTTGGAAAGATTGAGACGGCGCAAAAGCTGGTAAATGAGCAAATCGTTAAAAGCGTAGCGCTCAGGATGAAGGCGGCGGCACAGGAAGAGGTGGCTGCCAAGATTGCGGCAAAACTTACCAGAATCACACAATTGAAAGGCGGGGCACAATTCACACCTACCGAGGGCCTTGGTGTCGGAGTGATGGACATTGCCAAGTATGGCAGCGCTGCCGCTGGTGTTATTGCCAAGATGCAACGTGAGGTTGACCTGCTAAAAGGCGAACTGGTGAACCTTGATAATCAGTTTGAAAAAACGTTCAACACGCAAAAAACAGGCGAGAGCGTGGTGACCAGCGACATGTTGGATAAATACTATAATCCAGAAGCTCCGATGAAAAAAGGGGCAGAGAAGGGTGGCGGGGAAAAGAAGGGGACTAAGAAGGGCAAGGGAGAAGATGTAAAGACAACCACATCCGTATTGCAAGACCTCGAAAAAGCATACGCCGCCGCCGATGTGCGGGCACAGGCTTTTGGGGCCACCTATGATGCAAATGCGGAAAGGGCCAGTGCTTTGCAGTCGGCCATCGTTTCATTGCTTGACATGGGGATGAAACCCACCGATGCGGCGGTAGCTCCATTGGTGGAACGTTGGGCCAATCTAAATGCAGAGCTTGGCATATTGCCTGCCAAGATGAGCGCAATCACAAGCGCAACCGCTCCACTGTTAGAAACCACTACGCAGCTTTCAACGATGGCAGATACTATCAATGTTGCATGGATGCAGCTTGGTGAAACAATGACCCAAGCATTGCAATCAGCAGGGCAGGCGATGATTGAATATGCTAACGCAGGCGGCGCAAGTTTGCGGCAGATGGGAAAAGAGGCATTGAAGTCAGCGGCAAGCGTGGCACGTGCTGCCTTGATTTCTTTTGTGACAAGCGTAATAAAGGACACGGGCATTGCCGCTGGGCCGTTGGGTGCAATTGTAGGCCCTGCCGCCGGTGCAGCCGCTGGGCTTGCCTTCAATGGCATACTGAAGGGATTGAAGATACCAGCATTTGCCAAAGGTGGCGGTCCCATCACTGAGCCAACAATGGCAATGTTTGGCGAATACCCAGGCGCAAGAACTAACCCAGAATATGCATTGAGACAAGACCAACTACAGGGTTTGATTAATAAAGCAGTCAGCCAAAGCAGCGGTGGCGGCAACATGACAGTGACGGGAACACTAAGAGGCAACGGCAGGGAGCTATTGGCGGTCATAGAGCAAGCCAGCTTTGACCAGGTGCGGCGGGGGGGATAGGGGGTATTCAATCTCTACGGCCTTTGGAGATCGGAAGAGCA